TGAAGCAACCATTTATTCTCAGTCTTTAAACCTGAAAATTCAATAAAGCAATATTAAGCGGTGCGGCAGCCGTTGCTATATGGGTAATTGGAATTAAACACGTCCAGATTTTGGGCGTGTTTATTTTATTGGTATTCATCGACCTTTTCACTAAATGGGCTGCTATTGCCTATCAAATGTTAATTGATGAATACGGATACGATAAAGACCAAATGGCCGTATGGGAAAAGTACCGTGCAATACCGTTGGCGTTTGAAAAGGGCCTAATTTCCAGCCGATACATGCGAAAAGGGTTTGTGTTTAAAATCCTAACATATGTAGCAGCTACAATGGCGGCCGTATTATTTGATGAAATGAGCGGCCAAAAGCAATTCGCGGTATCGTTAGTTTGGTTATATTTGGGTTCCTGTGAATTCCTATCTATTATGGAAAACCTACGCGACGGCGGGAATGTGATGCTAGGTAAATTCCTTGATTTAATCCGAACAAAAATTGAAAACAAGGTGAAATTATAAGGGGGTACCATGAGAGGTATTGATGTAAGCGAAAATAACGGCGTAGTTGATTGGGGCGCGGTAAAGGCTAATGGGTTTGATTTCGCGATCATTCGCATCGGTTATGGCCGTGGTAATTTAGATAGTGAATTCTATAACAATATTAACGGTGCTATTAATGCTGGTTTAGCAGTTGGCGTATATCATTATTCGTACGCTATGAACGAAGAACACGCAGCAGAAGAAGCGGAATTCGTTTTAAATACACTTAATGATGCCGGCTTAACTGTGGATAAGTTGCCAATGGGTATATGGTTCGATATGGAAGATGCTGACGACTACAAGGCAGAACGTGGCATGCCAACAGAACAGCAACTAACTAATATATGCAGCGTGTTCATCAATAAATTATGGCAAGCTGGTTACGTTAATACAGGCCTATATGCTAGTTATGACTGGTTAGTAAATGCACTAGATATTAGCCAGTTGGGCGGGTGCGCTATTTGGTGCGCACAATTAAATAGTCAATGCGATTATTACGGCGCTAATTTGTGGCAATATACATTTACTGAAAACATTGAAGGCAAGGAATTTGATGCGGATTTAGTCTTAAATTGGCCTATCTAACGGGGGTACTTTATGGATACTATCAAGCAATTCATAAAAGCGTATTTGCCAGTTATCACAGTAGCATTGCTTATGCTGCTGGTGGTAGTTGCTGGCTTATTCGCATATAACGTAATGCATACCAAAAAGCTGCAAGAACCGGTTATTATCAATCAGACCGTGGCGAAAAACCCGGTTAAATTAGGGGAAGCGCTTAACGTATCGCCAAATGTAGCGAAGGAAGTTATTTCCTATAAGGAAAGTACTGAACCGGTAGCGACGTATTACACAAAAGCGCCAACGCTACATGATGCGGCAGTAGTTACGAAAAACGCTATTAAAGAAAAATCGCCTACTATTCCAAAGGAAGCCACGGAAAAAAGCGATAGAACGGCTGTAGTAGAAAATACCGATGAACAAAAGATTGATGTATATAAGATTAATCTTAACAAAGTGCATCGTGTAATGGGTGGCGTTACAGTACTGGAAACGGGTAAGATATACGAAACGGTAGGTTATCAAGCTGGCGACTTTCAAGGCCTAGCGCATTTTGACGGTAAGCATTTCAAAGGGGCCAGCGCGCTTTATACATTTGCGAAATGGTAGGTGATCCGATTATCTCCGAGTTGCACGGATTGCAAAAGTAAACTATTAGTTGACAGTTGGAAAGGAAACATTATGAAAACTTTTGAATTTGAAGGCAAGAAACATGAATTTGCGGAAGATATTACACCAAAGAAAGACGGTTTATATACCGCAACTTTAACAGACCATAACAACGTACGTTGTGAAATGTGGTTTGTAAACGGCGAATTAAAACGCCTTGTTGAATTAGATTAATAAGAAAGGGGTACCATAAGCGATACCCCTCTTTTTTTATTTTGACGGCAAAAATACGGCAAAAATTTTATGTAAAACTATATAATTTTGTGGAATGAATTTTAAAATTTACGTTATGGCCAATCAGTTAAAAACTACAATGTGCGATTTCGTGGATAAAAATTATCATATACGATATAATAAATGAGATATAACAAATAGCATATAAAATGCCTTAATTAAAGCACTTTTATATATCAACGTCAAAAATTCGGCAAAAATAATTAGCCAAAAATATTGGCAACTTTATCGGCTGCCTTTAGTCGCATATCATCGGAAAAATGAACATAGGTTTTTAATACTGTTTGTAGGCTATCACCTAATAGGGCGGATACTGTTTTGATATCTACGCCGTTTGATAATAATTTAGTTGCGTATGTATGGCGTAGATCATGAATGGAGTTATCCGGTAAGAAACTTTTCATTATTTGTGATGCGCCCCAGCTACTACTAATTCTATTATTAAAAAGGCGGCCAGTTGAATATGTTCCTTTGTAATCTTTCAATATTCTTGCTAATACTGGCGGTATAGGTAGTTGTCGATAGCTATTTTTTGATTTAAGCGGTTTTAACGCATATTTGTTGTAATCAATAGCGCCGAATTGCTGCACTACATTAATTATATTACTATCTAAATCTACGTTATCCCAAGTAAGGCCGATAATTTCGCCGTATCTCATTCCTGTATAGGCAGCAATAGAAAATATAACATAGTATTTATAGTTTCTATCCTTTACGTCGTTTAAAAATGTTTCTATTTCTATATCTGATAACGCCTTTATTTTAATAGGCTTATTATTTTTAAAACGTGGTATAACTTTTAATTCGTTTATAGGAATTATTTTATATTGGTATACCGCATAACTAAATAAACGCTGAATTATGCCCAAGGCAAGGTTTTTGGAAGCCGTTGCGTATGTTGTATCATTTAATATGCGTTTCACTTGATACGGCGTAATATTCGCAATTTTTTCGTTAAATATAGGTTTGAATATATCGAACGTACGCACATAGGCGCGGTATGTATTAAATGCGCGCGGCTTGTTTTCTCTAATATAAATGTTAAAAAAATCAATAAGAGTAATATTTCTAAGACTATCATCGGTTGCGGTGATAGTCTTTTTTAGTTTATCAATGATCGTTTGCGCGTGGATTTTTGCCGCCTTCTGAGTTTCAAAACCTTGTTTAGATTTCTGGCGCCAGCGGTTGCCGTCTTTGTATGAAACGATACATTGATACCCTTTATCCTTTTTTCTTATCGTGATGTTGCATTGCATTATCTAATTCCCCTATAGAATATTTGGCTATGTAATGCGCGGCAATGAATAGGGCCATTAATATGAGCATCAATATATACCGATGTTCTTGCCACGGAATAAGGCCTAACGCCAAGCCAATAATTAAATAAAAAATACTTTGGTAACAAGCTACACTAACTGCATGTTTCTTTTCCATTTTGAACCCCTTTATTTAACAATAAATGCGCGAAAGAATCCGCATCATGTTCCAGTTTTGTACGTAAATCCGCATCTATTTCCTTGAATAAATCATAATCCTTATGAAGAAATATATGCCCTAATTGATGCGCAAGTGCTATACGTTGCTGGCGCCTACTTAACCGGCTATTAATAACAATAGCCTTTTTAATCTCCGGTTTAATCAGTACACCGCTAACACCTACGGGCATACGTTTATAAAATACTTTAATGTTCAATCTACTTGCAATGGTGCGCGGTTCATTTGAACCGTACGAATTAATTAAGTCTAAAACCATATTTAACATGCTAACAATTCCCCTTGAATATATTAATCGTCTAATACTGCTTTTAACACTTTTTGTAATTTTGCTTTTTGTTTTTCCGTCAATTCGCGATCGCCATAATAACATACTAAAGCGCTATCTGTAATTTTCTTTAAATCAATTTTTACCTCTTTTGTTTTGATAACAGGCGTTCCCTCTACGCCGTCGGTAAAATAACTTACTGGTACACCGAAATACTCCGATAATATTTTAATATTCTTTAAACTAGGGTTGCTTTCTCCTTTTCTCCAACGTGAAAATGCACTTTGTGGAATGTTGGTATCTTTTGAAATTTGATATGCTGATACTCCAGTTTTTCGCATTAATTCTTCAATTTTGTTGTATAGCATAGTGTACCTCGCTAAATATAAACAAACTGTTTAACATTTTTATAAAGTGTTTACTAGACTACTTACTATAACGGAAGTACAATATAGCCATAAGGTACTTATGAAATCGTAAGTGTCTTGAAAATCTGATATAGCAAGTGCGGTGTCGAATACTAACACTTGCTATAACGCAAGTATAACATTTAGAAAAGGTGGTGTAAATGATTAAAACAGTAACAAAAAATGTTTTTAAACTTATGGATAGTAACGGCGTTACCGCTTATAAGCTATCCAAAGAAACGGGAATATCTGAAAGCGTTATTTCCCGTTGGCGTAGTGGCGAACAATCGCCTAGCCTTAGTAGCCTTGTAAAGGTTGCGCACTTCTTTAATTGTGGTTTATCTGAATTGATGAAAGGGGTTACGAAATGAAACTAACGTATACCGTGGAAGAAGTGGCCGAAGTTTTAGGCATTTCTAAATCGTCGGTATACAACTTGCGAAACGCTGGCACAATTCACCAGCTAACAAAATTACCGGGCGTTTTATTTTCAGTCAAAGAAATTCAAGAAATAGCCGGATTAGAAACCGAAATAAATGCAGTTAATTACCGGGCATTAAAAGCAGAAAACGAAGAATTGGCGAAAGAAAATGCAAAACTAAAAAACAGTATAAAAAAAATCACCAGCAATGTACTGGAGATTACGGGGGAATTTGTCAATGACTAGCATTATGAAAATTGCGGGTTTTGTATTGTTGTTAGGTACGCCCGGATCATTAGAGATTGACGTACTAACATTTTATGAAGCAATGCTACAAGGCCTATTAGGCATTACGCTGCTATATAGTGGCATCTATATTGATAAATTAAAAAAGGCCCAATAGTAACGGCGATTACTAAAGGGCAGATGCGAAAAGTGAGTTATTAAAGCATCTTAACCGCATAATATCATATGTGCGTTAAGGTGGCAAGGTGTAAAAAATGGACTTTGACTGGCAATTAAATAAAAAACAAATAGCCGAAGTTTCGGCAATGTTCACAGAACTATGTGAAAAAATAGCAGATAAAGAAATTTCTATCGGTTTTAGCGTTAGAAAAATCGATGAAGAAGGCGAAGAAACGCTTTTTACTTATGATGTATACGCAATATATGAAGGCAAAATAATTTATATAACTATGGGAAGTTATCGGTCTTTAATGGGTTCAACTATAACAAATAATGACATAGCGGAAATTATTGCGTTCTTGAAAGGGAATAAATAAAAATGAGTAGCATTTATACATTAAATAAAGATTATGCGGAACTATCCGCAATGCTTGAAGCAGCAGAAACGCCGGAAGAAATTGAAGCAATTCAAAATACTTTGGAAATGTTGAATTTGTCTATCGAAGAAAAGATAGAAAATACGGCCAAATACATGATTAATGTTGAAGCCGATATACAAGGCATTAAGGCTGAAATTGATAGATTGAACAAGGTAAAAAAATCAAAAGAAAGCACTATTGAAACATTAAAAAACAATATCGAATATTCGATGAAACAAAAAGGCATTGAAAAATTGGGAGTTGGTACCTTTAAAGCTGGTTATCGCAAAAGCGAAAGTGTTGAAATTATAAACCTTGATGTAATTCCAGCGGACTTTACAAAGGTTGAAATTAAAGCCGATAAAACTGCCATTAAAAAAGCAATTAAAGCCGGGGAAACGGTAGAAGGTGCAGAAGTTAGAACAAACATGAATTTCTATATTAAGTAGGCGGTGAAACATGGAATTTAGAACACTAAAAGCAAATGAAATAGATTGCCGTATTCAATCGCTAAATGAAAAGAATGGAAATGTAGGGGCAGTAGTGCTGCTATATAAAGATGCACGCGTTGATATGCGACTACTTGATGAAGTTGTAGGTGCATTAAATTGGAAACGCGAACATACGATCATTGGCGATAGATTATACTGTACGGTTTCAATCTATAACGAACATACTGGCGAATGGGTTGGAAAGTCCGATGTAGGTACTGAAAGCAATACCGAAAAGGAAAAAGGCCAAGCATCTGACAGTTTTAAGCGCGCATGCTTTAACTGGGGTATCGGTAGGGAATTATACTCCGCACCATTTACCTATATAAACCTACAAAGCGGCGAATGGAAACCGGGTAAAGACGGAAAGCCTAAATCATACGCAAAATTTACGGTTAAAGAAATTGAATATGACGAAAATCGAAATATCAGTAAATTAACCATAGTCGATAGCAAGGGAAGTATTCGCTATACAATGGGTGGCAATGCAGCACCAGCGGCAGCAACTAAACCGAAAGAAAAGCATGTTGCTGGATATGATGAATTTGTAGCATTGCAACAGGCGCACGACGTACCGCCGGCGGAAATCACAAAATATATTGCAACAGAATTCAAAAAACCACGCCTTGCGTTGTTAAATGAGTTTGAAATGGTTGCAGCGTTGGACTGGTTAAAGAAATTCATTGAAAAAGGCGCCGAATAATGAAATGGATAACAAAGGGTATTAATTTAATCAAGTCTATAGGCTGGAATGTATTAATTCCGGCCCCTATAGATGAAATGTTGAGTAAATTAGACCCTAACGTTGAATATATCGTTGAAATACGTAAAAAGGTAAAGCGCCGTTCATTAAACGCCAACGCGTATGCATGGGTATTATGCGATAAGATAGCGCGCGAACTTTCAAAAAACGCCTACATTTCAAAAAACGATGTATATAAGCGTGTTATTAAAGAAGCTGGTACATTTACCTATCTACCAATAAAAAACGATGCCACAGGGCGATTTATTGAAATTTGGCACGGCCACGGGTTAGGCTGGTACGCCGAAGAAGCTGGGCCAGCAAAAACCGAAGGTTATACAATCGTTCGCGCCTATCATGGAAGCAGCGTTTATACAGTAGATGAAATGCGGCGTTTAATTGATGCATTGGTTGATGAGTGCAACCAATTAAACATACCTTTAGAAAATAATGATTATATCAACTCATTAATAAACGAATGGGGGAACAATGAACAAGCGAAAGAAACTTGATAACGTTCTATACGCCAGAACTAGAAAATGGGCGTATGAACGCGATGAGGGTTTATGCGTGCTATGTGGCGCAATGGCTACGGAAGTACATCATATAACTTTCAGAAGTCAAGGCGGCTTATCAAATCTTAATAATCTGGCTTGCTTATGCCGTGATTGCCATACAAAAGCACATGGCAGCGATGCCAAGAAAATACGGGAAGTGTTAAAAGAAAGGAATTCAAAAATACAATGGCAGAACGGCGAATGATGTCAAAGAAAATTATTGATACAGATAATTTCCTAGATATGCCACAAAGTACACAATGCCTATACTTTCATTTGTTGTTAAGGGCAGATGATGACGGCTTTATTCAATCGCCAAAAAGCATCATGCGTATAACGGGGTGTAAGGAAGATGATTTAAAACTACTTAACGCAAAAGGGTTTGTGATTGGTTTTGAAACTGGCGTTATTGTCATTAGACATTGGCGGATACATAACTATGTACAAAGTGATCGTTATTCAAAATCAGAACTACCGGAAGCAAAATGCGTAGAACTAAAAAACAAGGTGTATGAAGTGGTAGGGCAACCGATAAACCCAGATAATACCTACATGGATACAAAATGTATACAAAATGGATACAATCTGGATACACAGATAAGAATAGATAAGATAAGAGAAGAAGAGAATAGAAAAGAAACAATATGTCATGTTTCACATGACGATATGGCGAATTCTCATATTGAAATTATCGAATATCTTAATCTTAAAACTGGTTCAAAATTTAAACCTACAACTAAACCATATGTACAAGCAATTAGATCACGCTTGAAAGAAGGTTATACCGTTGATGATTTTAAAACCGTGATTGATAAAAAATGCCGTGAATGGAAAGGTACAAAACTAGAAAAGTACTTAACGCCTAAAACACTATTTGCGCCAAGCCATTTTGATACATATCTCAATTCAAATGAAATGGCAGCCATGACGGATACAGAACGAAAAATCAATGAACTGAACGCATTAATTGATGCAGTAGAAAGGGGAACAGATGAGGGAACCGAACGCAAAAACGTTGACGGCTACGGGTCAATTATTGATATATCCGAATATTGATGTAGCAAAAACAAAAATGTACGCATTTATGTTAGAGGATATTAATCCTGTAACATTGACCGAAGCAATCAAGCAATGCATTAATTCATGTGAGTTTCTTCCGTCAGTTGCAACCATTCGCAAGAAAGCGGAAGAAATTTCCGGATATGTGAACGGCAAGGAAGAACGATTGATTGCGCAAGATGCATGGGAAGTGGTTAGAAAGAAAGCCAGCCAAGTAGGATATGAAAAAGGACTTGATGAGTTGGAAGGAATAACAAGGCTTGCTGCTAAAACTGTATGGCGTTTCTTCGACCCAAGAAACTGCCAAAGCTATAACGAAAGCGCAGCAATGAGCCAGTTTTGTAAGGCTTATGAACAACTGGCAGCGCGTGAACAAAAGAATATGGAAATAGCGGCAAGCATCAAAAGTAATGGCCTGTTAATGGAAGCGCGTAAACGTGCAGAACTTAACATGCCACGAAATACAGAAATTAAGATGCTAGATAACGGCCATTTGGTTGAGGTTGAAAAATACGAAGCCGTAGATTTAAAAAGCATCGTTAAAAAAGCAGATATATCCGAAGAAGGGAAAGCCTTAATTATGGGGGTGTTGGAATGAACAAAAAATATAATTTATTCCCAAAATTAATCAAATGTAGGGAATTGTTAGGGTATACACAATCCGACATGGCATCTATTGCCGGCGTATCACCAGAAACATACAAGAAACATGAACGCGGTGAATTTGAATTCAGATTATCCGAAATGCTGGCAATTCAAGAAAACATTAACAACGAATTACAAACACATTTAACACTTGATGAATTATTTCAAATTGGAAAAATCGTTTAAATGCGTTGTATGGAATTTTTAAGCCGTCAATGATAAATCATAAGGGCGGAATAGTAAAAGGGGCAAAATGAGCAAATTTACCCTATAGAATTAGAAAATAGAGAGGTAATTATATTATGAATAGTGTTCAATTAATGGGGAATCTTGCGCGTGATCCAGAAGTTAGATATACACAATCTGGAAAGGCGGTTGCAACGTTCACAGTAGCAGCCAGCAATACATATATTGATAGTGCTACAAACGAAACGAAGGAACAAACGGCGTTCGTTAATTGTGTAGCATGGGGCAAGCTGGGCGAAGCGGTAGGCAACTACAGAAAAGGAAACCGCTTATTTGTAGAGGGTCGAATTCAAACAAGAAGCTATGAAACGCAAGACGGCCAAAAGAAATACGTAACAGAAGTTATTGCAAGTTTTGTAGGCGTATCCGCTTTAAATGATGCGGAAGCTGGCAGCAATTTCGATAATTTTGCAGATGATAAGGGGAACGATGAAAATATTCCGTTCTAATAGGTGGCAAAAATGTTAGTTAAGAATGATAAGGAATGGTGCTGGTGTTTGTGTGAGCATGTAGGATATCCGCAAAAAAGCATTGAAGATGCCGTGAAAGATTTTAACGAATTTAACGAAACATACCAATATGTAGAACCGCAACTTGTTAGAGTCGGAAACCCTTATTATTATGTTCCTACTGTTGATGCGGAGCGTGTTATCAATGACATTATAGATTATGATCTTGATGATGAAATAGCAGAATATTCGGAAGATTATTTGTTACATGTAGAACTGAAACAAATTGACGTTTTACAAGAAAAATTAACGAAGGCGTTTCGTGAATGGGAAGAACAAAACGGATATAAAAACACATCGTTTGTTATTTTTGAAACTATTAACCCTTTTGAAAATAAGGAATAAAGAAATGAAATCACCGTGTAAGGGGTGTGAGTATAGGGTGTTAGGCTGCCATAGTACATGCGCGGCCTACATCAAATACAGTACCAACAGAAAAAAAGAAATAGAAACCCGTGATATACGGGGCGATGTGTTTGGATATGTAAAGGATAGTAATAACCGCATCAAGCGGCGTATAGGTAAATGTTAGGAAGGTAAACATGAAATTTATAGATTTTTTCAGCGGTATAGGCGGCTTTCATACAGGGTTAGAAAAAGCTGGTATGAAGTGTATAGGCTGGTGCGAATTTGATAAGTTTGCGCAAGCATCATACCGGGCAATGTATGATACGGATAATTTATGGTTTGGCGATGATGTAACAAAGGTTAAGGGAAAGGATTTACCAAAGGCGGATTTGTGGACGTTTGGATTTCCTTGCCAAGATGTGAGCATTGCCGGTAAACAAAAAGGAATTAAAGAAGGTACTAGAAGCGGTCTATTTTATGAAATTATGAGGTTAATTAATGAGTGCGAAGAAAATAAACCCAAATGGCTTATGTGTGAAAACGTTAAGAATTTGCTATCAATCGACGGGGGGGGCGGGTTCCTCACCGTTATTAGTGAAATGGCAGAAAGAGGGTACAGTATTGAATGGGGTGTGTACAATTCCAAAAACTACGGAGTACCGCAAAACAGGGAACGCGTGTATATTATCGGATATTCTGGAGAAGAATGTACCGGAAAGTTATTACCTAACCCAAGAGAAAACACAACAACTCTTAAACAAGTCGTTGGCGGTTCACAGGGAATGAGGGTATATGATCCAGACGGAACAAGCTGCACTTTGTCAGCGCAAGGCGGCGGAATGGGTGCAAAAACTGGGTTATACACAATTACGGAAAGCGGTGTTCACAATCTAGGAAATGTTACTGCTTATAAAAATGATTACACAGTATATGCAAGTGGTGTAGCACGCACGTTAATGGCATGTTCTTATAAACATGTTCCGCAAGTAGCTATTAAAAATGCAACTAAAACAGGATACACAATGGCAGGAATTGGCGACGGCATAGACCTAGCATATCCAAATAGTCAAACAAGAAGAGGGCGCGTTCAACCGCAGCAAGCTAACACATTAACAACTAACGATAATTTAGGCGTATTAGTAGATGATCAACCTATCCGAATTAGAAAATTAACGCCTAAAGAGTGCTGGCGATTGCAAGGGTTTTCTGATGCACAATATGAGAAAGCGGCAGCAGTAAATAGTAATAGCCAATTATATAAACAAGCTGGCAATGCCGTTACTGTAAATGTGGTAGAAGAAATTGGGAAGCATATTATGCATATAGAAAACGGCGATTGAATATATTGTAAAGGGGAATTGATAAATGAATGTAAAGGTAGACATGGGAAGCGGTAGAGTTTTTACATGTGAGCAACTAGCCAGCGCATTAACGCTGGTTATTGAAAACATGATTTTGAAACCAAAAGTAACGCAAGATAGATTTTTGATTACGGTTGAATACAACTACCATAAGGACGGCAAAACGAAACGATTGCGGCAAGCACTTTCCAAAATGGTAATGGAAGTATTCAATGGAACGGTTGAAGCGTACATTTACAACGTACGGCAGCAACTGAAAGAAATTATTATAAAAGGGGAATTATACGATGAAGAATGAGCAAAAATGGTTATTGCAAGAAATGTATAACGAAGGTTATCGTGATATTAAGATTGAAGGCGTTTATGCGTTCTTTGTAAATCCTACATTTATAGAAAACGGCGGGAATTTTAAGATACGCGATCATACTCCAAGAATTCCGTGCAAGGTGCTGGGGTTAAATCCTAATATCCGTAAATATTCTATTGCATCGTTGCTGGATATCGTGGAATGGGAAAAGGTACCAGTTGATACGCCAGTTATCGCAGAAACTGGACTTGTAAAAGCAAAACTTTACTTTGCAAAATACGAAAATGGCCGCGTATATTGTTTTAGGGGTGGCAAAACGTCGTGGACTAGTTTAGGTGATTTTTACTGGGTGTATCCGGAAGATGATGTATTATTGGCAGAAAGGGCGTTAAATGAGTGTGATTGATATTACATTAAAAGGCCGGCCAGCAACTAAAAAGAATAGCGGCCGTATTGTATTCAAGAATGGAAAACGCATTATAATTCCTTCGGAAGCATACGAAAATTATGAAGATGCTTGTTTATGGCAACTGGCTGGAAAGAAACTACATACATCTGGCATCATCGTTGTTGAATGTAAATACTATCTACCAAATAAAAGAAGTTGGCCGGACTTAATCGGGTTGCTACAAGCGACTAGCGATATATTAACGAAAGCGAAAGTTATCGACGATGATAAATGGATATGTTCATATGGTAATAGCTGCATCGCTGGTATTGATAAAGATAACCCAAGGGCAGAAATACGAATTATGGATAGAAAAAATAAAGTATTGGAAGCGTTATTGAAATGAGGGGCAATAAATGGAACTACTAAACAGGATTAAACGTATATTTGGATTTAAACGCTATAATGCGGACGTTATCAAAATTAAGCGATGCTTGCCCGGTGTATTATTGCCTAAAGTCGGTAGCGTAGATGCTGCTGGCATGGACTTTTATCAACCGGAAAGCGTAGTTATAGAACCGCATCAAACGCAATATATCACGCTAGGCCTAGCAATGGAAATTCCAAAAGGCTATATGTTAATGCTGGCGCCACGTTCCAGCATGAGCAAAACGCCGTTAATTATTCCGAATTCATTCGGGGTGATTGATGCGGACTATAGGGGAGAAATTAAAGCAATTCTACACAATACCAGCGATACGCCGTATTTAATTCAAAAGGGCGATAGATTAGTACAGGGAATTATGGTACCAGTTGGCGCGTTAAAGTTATTAGAGGTTGCACAGTTAACCGAAACGGCGCGCGGTACCGGTGGTATTGGCAGCACAGGTAAATAGCCATGATTAGATTATTATTTGATGCTGCATTGATGTTTTCATTGGTGATAGCATTAATTAAATTAGTATCAGTATTTACGATGTAGTGGATAAGGGGCAATATAAACGCCCCTTTGATACAAATAGGCGAAAGGGGAAATGTGTAATGCCTATTATTGATCCGATGTATTTGTACTTGATTGAGTTGTTACATAATATCGATGCATTTAATCAAGGAATTCTTATTATATCTACGTTATTGATTTGTGCGGCTGGCTGCTTTTATCTCATTGATGATGAACTTAGAGAGGTATTAAAAGCCAATAAGAAAAAGGTGTTTGTATTGTTTGGAGTGTTTTTTGTAAGTACAATGATTGCAATATTCATACCTACAAAAGATGCTATGTATAAAATGCTGCTGGCGCATTATGTAACAACTGATAATATCAAGCTTGTAAACGATGCTATCAAAGTTAATTTACAGGATTATTTGAACATGTTAGGGGAAACGGTTAAGAATTTACGATAATGAACCATGCGGGGGAATAAATGACGGATAAAGAATATAGAGAAATCGGCAAGGAATTCCTAGAACCGATTAAATTAATATCAATGAAAATTAAATCGTTAAAGGAAGATCTAAAGCATTTGCAATCCGATATAACAACGATTGGGGCAGTTGATTATAGCAAGGAACGTTTAAGCGGTGGCGGAACGCCGGGCGGGTTAGACCGTCAAATAGTACGGCTTGAAAGTAAACGCGATGCCGTACATAAAGAAATAGGTGCGTTAATTGATGAACGCGAAACGGCGGCGGAAATCATCAATCAATGCACCACAGGGAAAACCAATATATTATTAATGCGTGAGTATATAGACGGCGAAAGCGCGAAATATGCTAAGAGTTTCACCAATTTAGGAAAAACGCAAGCCAGCGAATTAAAAAGGTTAGGCCTTATTAATGTAGGTAAATTTTTACATGAAACGTATTACCCTAGCATGTATACTGCTAAGACGGTAAAAGTCGAACTATATCGAACTACATCGGAATAGTACGGAAAAACCATATATAGTATAATTATATTGTCAAATGATGCTTAAAAGGTCATTGGCGTAATTCTCCTATATATACGATGCACATGGGGAACTTTGGGCCGTTCCCCTATTGTGTATTGTAAACCGATACCGATAAAAAGAATTCCTTTCAAACATACATAATGCCATTGAGAACAATCCTATCAAATATAAAGATGTACTACCAAGCACAACAACAATAAGCATAATAAACCTAATTTCATGTGATCCATATCGGTATTGGTTTAGAGTATACAACAAAAATGAATAAAGTTATCAGAATATGAGGTATATCCACGGCGATATATCTCATTTTTTGCATAAAAAGAACATTTGATTATTGAAAACTGAACATAATGCACATTTTTTATTTTAAGAGATATCACCTTTCATAGTTTCCAATGATATTTTAGTGCGGCGTGTTCGGTTTTGAGTAATTAAAAAAGCCGCCCTGTGTAGGCGGCCTTTATTTTGTTATTCGTAGTAGTGGCAAGCAATAACTTCGTTTGTGTTATTGTCGATTAATTGCCATTCAAAACCGAAACTCATTGTACTGATGAAATCGGAAGCATCTGTTTTGTTTTCAAATTTCCATGTTTTGTTTGTGTTTACATCTTTAAGTGTTAGCATTTTAAATTCTCCTTTTTGAATACTTGTGTTTTCTGATGTATCTTATGGCTTAATTATACTTGCGTTTTCGCAAGTAGTCAATAGGGAAATTAAAAATTTTTCAAAAAAGTTTTGTGAAGGTGGTGAAAAGCTAGTGAATATCATATGTACCAAGTCGAAATGTCTTAATAACAAAGGCGGCAAATGTATAGCCAGCGAAATATACTATGACGGATTATGCCAAACATATTGCATTAGCCAACACGCCAGCAAGCAGCACGCGGGAATATGCCAACGATCACATGGCAGAATGAAAAGCAAAGATAACAACATACTACGATAGGGGGTGAAACAATGGCGAAAACAACATATAAGGATTGGGAAGCAGAAGAAAAGATTTTGCTTTTACAAGGCTGGGCGCGTAATGGTTTAACAAATGAACAAATTGCCAGCAATATGGATATATCAACAGTAACCCTTTGGGAATGGCGCAAGAAATCACCTAAAATATCTAACGCCCTAAAAATAGGGAAAGATGAAGCGGACATACAAGTAGAAAATGCACTTTACAAAGCAGCACTTAAAGGAAATACAACGGCTATGATTTTCTGGCTTAAAAATCGACGTTCTAAAGAATGGCGCGATAAGATACAACAGGAAATTACAACAGAAAGCGCCGTTAAGTTGGTTATTGATAATAATGAATTGAGTGATACAGATGAGTAAAACAAATCTGTTTCGCGATGTAATACGGCCAACGACTAAGCAAAAGGAATTTTTAAGAGCAGTTAAGCAAAACATATATACACTATATGGCGGTGCTGCTGGTGGTGGTAAATCGTATATTCTCCGTTGGGGTTTGATATGGCTGCTTATTGATTGGTTTATCAAAACAGGAATAAAAGGCATACGCGTTGGGTTGTTTTGTGAAGATTATCCAAGTCTTGATGATCGTCAAATATCCAAAATCAAAATGGAGTTTCCAGAATGGTTAGGAACTTACAAGGAAAGCAACCATGAATTCACATTGAATGATGAATTAGGCGGCGGCGTGATATGTTTCCGCAATCTTGATAAACCTAGTAAATATCTTTCTAGTGAATTCGCTGCCATTGCTATTGATGAATTGACTTTAAATAGTCGCGACGTGTTCGACTTCTTGCGTATGCGTTTACGCTGGACTGGTATAACGGATACGAAATTAATCGCAGCAACTAACCCGGGCGGTAAGGGCCATATGTGGGTAAAAGACTTATTCATTGATAGAAACTTTACAAAGGAAATGCAACCATTCGCCGATAAGATTGCATATATCCAAGCGAGGGCAAGCGATAACCCGCATCTATCACAATCTTATATAGATGCACTTAATACGTTGCCCGAAAAACTACGTAAGGCATACTTAGACGGCGACTGGAATATATTTGAAGGTCAAGTATTTACAGAATTCCGCACCGATAAGCATGTAATAGAACCATTTGAAATACCGCATCATTGGCAACGGTACCGTTCAATGGACTGGGGATATACGAAACCATATGCGGTATATTCCGCGGCCGTTGATTATGACGACGTTTTATATATTACTGGTGAATATTACGGGTGCAAGCCGGGTATGCCGGATACTGGTACACAGGAAACCGCGCGGGAAGTTGCACAAAAGATAGAACACTTGAAAGACTATCAAGGTGTGGCAGACCCCGCTATATGGCAACGAACAGGGCATGACGGCCCAACGATTGCGGAAATATTTGCAACGGAAGGTGTGTATTGGACGAGGGCGGATAATGATAGATTAGCCGGACTTATGCAAGTACATCAACGACTAAAAGAAGGTAAGCTAAAGATATTTAGTAATTGCGTACACTTAATACGCACGTTGCCAGCTTTAACATACGATAAAATCAAAGTCGAAGATGTAGATACAAAGCAAGAAGATCATGCGTATGATGCGGTGCGTTATATGTGCATGGCAAGACCGGTTAAATCAGTTAAACCAGAAAAGCCATTCAATGACGGTTATAGATATGTTGACGATAGCGAAGGAGATGTGAGCGCATGGGGCGTATGAGTGAAAGGGCGTTGCGTGATTACGCCTTTAAAGTTCTTAAATCGGAATATGGCGAACGTGAAGAAAAGGGCGTTATTATTCCGGCGAAATATACAGACGCACAACTAGCAGAATTCGCTAAAGCGATGCCACAATGGCAGCTAGAGCAAATGTACGATATGATATATGGTTCTGAAATGGTGGAGTAATGAACATAGAACAAACTTTTGATATATATGAAGCGAAACAAAATGTAAAAAGTGCATTAGCCGCCACGTCAGAATGGCGCAAGGCTGCTGCCGAAGATTTTGCGTTTATGCAAGGTAAACAATGGCAAGACGGCGATTTAAAAAAGATGCGCGAAGCTGGACGACCAGCAATTACAATTAATAGAATTAGACCGGTTATTAATCTGTTATGCGGTTATGCATCACAGAATGAAACAGAACCGGACTTTTTACCACGTTCTGAAGAAGATGATAGAATTAGCCGCGTTGCTAAAGGTATTACAAAATACTGTTTAGACCGTGCGAATTATCAACGCAATAAAGGCAAATGTTTCCGCGATAAGATTATTTGCGGTTTAGCCAATTACTGGGTAAGTTATGAATTTGACTATACGAAGTTAGACGGCACAATTCAAATTGAACGTGTATCTCCGTTTGATGCTTTCATAGATCCGGAATGTAAGAAAGACGATTTAAGCGATGCGCAATATGTTGGACGTTATAGCTGGGAAAGCTCCGCTAAACTAAAGCAAGTGTATCCGGATAAGATTAACGAAATTGATGCACTAAAACATAAATACGATGATACCGAACAAGAAGCCGGCATAGTTGAAACAGTAGACGGCGAAGCGTTATGGTATAGCAGCAACTATAATAAAATCCGTGTAGTGCAGTATTGGTATAAGGAATACGGCAAAAAGAACGTATACATGACAAAAGAGGGGTTAATTGATGAAGCTAACCCGTTATTTGTTGTATTAATGGCTACGGGTAAAAAGCCTACAAGTATTCCAGATACTAAGATTAGATATGCAACGTTCGCCGATAGCGTTCTATTGGAAGAAGGCGAAAGCCCTTATAAGCATGGTAAATTCCCGTTAGTGCGTGAATATTGCTATTATACCGGCGAATTGGTAGATGATGAACTGGAACCGGCTGGCGTAGTGCGTGATATTAAAGATGCACAACGCGAATTAAACAAAAACCGAAGCCAACGCATGCACGTTGTTAATCAACAATCATTAGGCGTTAAATTCTGGCAAGGCCAACTAACCGAACAGACTAAGCGCGATATTAAAAATAATAGCACTAAACCGGGCGCGAATATCTATCTACCTCCGGGCGTAACGTTCATGGACGGTACTCCGGCAATGGATAGTAGTATTAATATGGCCCTTGAACAACAATCAAGCAATGATTTCTATTCTATCAGCGGCATCACTCCGGAAAGTCTAAGCGGTAGCGTTGGCAGTATGAGCGGCAAGGCAATCGACTTGCGGCAATCTGTAACAACAGTTCAAACGGCCGGCATCTTTGAACAATCAAAAGAAGCAGAACGCCAAATTGTTAAATTGTTATGGGGCGAGAAAAACGCACCGGGTTTAATTCCACAATTTTACAACGAAGCCAAAGCAATGCGCATTATGGGCGACGACGGTCAAAAAGAATTTATACAGATTGCACCGGGTTTAAATCAACCTATGCAAGAACAAGTACTAACTGATGCACTAGGGCAAGTACAAACTGATGCGGAAGGTAATCCGATTAAGCAAGTACTGTATGATCTATCCGCCTTTGATTTTGATATTGTAATTAGTACAAGCCAAGCAAGCGCAACGGCGCGACGTGCTAACCTTTACCAATTATTGGAAGCTAAGAAATCCGGCGTTGATATTCCTATGGATATCATACTTGATTTCATGGATTTCCCAGAAAAAGAAACGGTTAAGAAACGCATGCAAGAAGCGGCAGAAAAGCCAGCGTTACCAGAATTGCGCGTAAGTGGTTCACTTGATGATATGCCAGCGGAAGCATTGAGCATGTACCTACAAACATTAGGCGTACAGATTTCACCGCAGCAAATCATGGCGGAACGGTTAGCCTTGAAAGGTAAGGGGCAAAACATTCAAAATGCACCGCCAATTTTGCCGCCTATGGACGGTTTAGGTGCTATGTAATATAAACTATCAACACAATAATAAACGCTCCGTAATGGGGCGTTTTTTATATTATTTTCGCCCTAAGTAACGGCGTTAAAAGGCTTGCTTATACATTATCGCCCGGCAACGGCGTTAAACTGCCATATTTCTTTATTCGTCCGGCAATGACGTTAAAAGGCTAAGGAGTATTAGATATGGAAAAAGATTTAGTTAATATCGAAGATGCTGGTTTCACTCCGGAAGATTTAGAAAACGCGGGCGTGAACGTTGATGAACATACCGAAGAAACGGATACACAGGAAGCGGCAACAGATGAACCCTCTACAGATGATGCGGCGGAAAGTGATGCGAATGATGCGGAAGTAGATGCAGCGGCGCCGAACACTAATGAAGAAGAACCGGAACACGAAGAAAACCATACAAACGATAACAATCTAAAAGCGGCACTTGCACAGGAACGCGCAAGACGTAAAGCGGCCGAAGAACGCGCAAGACAATTTGAAGCGCAACAAAGACCAATTACATTGCCAGATAGTGAAGTATCTGATATCCGCGACTTTGTACGCCGTGAAGCATTGAAACGCTTTAATTTAACGGCGGAAGATTTAGAAAGTCTTATGTTTGAAGATGTAAACAAATACAACGATTTCATTCGTTTTGAAGCTAACGCAGAATACACGATCACAAATCAACAGTTAGCAGTACACCAACAAAGACAAACAAATCTAAATTTCGTAAATGAAATTAAATCATTACCAAATTTCGGGGAACTATATCAACGCGGATTAGAAAAGCTAAACGGCATGACAATGCGCGATGCACAACCAATAAACGATGCGTTCTACCGCGTAGATATTGGAGAAGGTACCGATGCCGATTTTGAAACAATCAGAAAATTTGTTAATGAACTGCAAAATGAACGGGCAACGAATACCGACGTTACGAATAACCCGTTACAGGTGGCCGCAACGTTGCCAAAGGCTGGCGCGTTAAACGGTGGCGTTCCTACACCTAACAAGGTAAGTGAAGAAGATATTTTGAAAGCGTATCAAACGGGCAACCTTGATGCATTGCCGGACGATGTACGCAAATATTTTGACGAATTATAAGGGGTAAAATATGGCAGACCAAAGAAACCAAGTTAATATTCCAGCGAATTTAGTACCTAAAGTATGGGCTAAAAAAGTATGGCATGAAGGCGTAAAAGATAGTTATTTTGATAAATTCACCGCAATGGACGGTTCCAACGTAGTACACCAAAACAAAGACTTAACAAATGTTAAAGGTGATAGCGTAGTATTCGGCTTGATGATGAATTTAAATGGGCCGGGCGTTGAAGGTAATCAAAAATTAACTGGCGCCGAAGATACATTGAACATTTATGATTTTACTGTACAAACTAAATTAATCCGTAATGCGGTATCTCGCTATGAAGCGGACGACCAAAAAACACAATATGATATGTTAAAAGAAATTAAAGGCGCGTTGAAGCAATGGCTTGCTGATTGGTTGGATAACAAATTGATGAGTGAATTATGTTCAACTCCTTCCTCTTCTAAAGAAGCGGTAGCTGCAAGTGCTGCCGGTACATATTCCAGCATTACGGCAAATGATAAATTAACAACAACTATTATTTCCCGTGCTAAACGTAAAGCAATGATGCATGCACCAAAAGTGCAACCGATTAAAGTTGACGGTATGGATAAGTACATTATGCTTGTTCATCCATGGGCGGCACGTGATTTGAAAGATGATCCAAAATGGTTGGCAGCACAACAAAACGCAAATGTACGCGGTTCTAAAAACCCTATCTTTACAGGCGCATTAGGCGAATACGACGGCGTTATTCTTTATGAATACGAACGCGTAGTGTGCGATAATACTGGCGCATCTAGTGCGAATGTATGCCATAACTTATTATTGGGTAAACAAGCGGCATGTTTCGCAGTAGCAAGACCAGCTAAACACATTGAACAAACAGACGACTACGGCAACATTGCTGGTAATGGTATCGCGTTCTATGGCGAAGTTAAAAAAACAAAATTCAATAATAAAGACTACGGCTCTATTCAAGTATTAACTGGTGGCGTTGTAGAACAATAATTTTTGAATTATGGGCGGGGTAATACCCGCCTTTATTCTTATATGGGGTGAATATGAACGTAAAACAAGTTATCAATAGGGCGTTCATGCAAATAGGCGATACACCGCAAGAACAGTATACTCCGTACCATTTACTGGAGTATTACAACGAAGGTAATCACTTATTAAATGCCCTTATCGGTCAGTACTGCCCTAGTTTGGCACAGGCAACGCACGAAGATAACGGCACCGGACGGATTACGCTGCCCGGTCAATGTATCAGCGTGTTAAATGTCAAGGCAGATGATGCGGACGTACAGGCCTATCATGTATTGAATTTACAAACGATAGTATTTGATGCGGATCATGAGCAGAAAATAACCGTTGATTATATAATGACTGCTGGCTATAAGAAACTGGAAGATGAAAGCGGACTACCGGCAGAATTAGAAACATTACTTGTTGATTACATCGTGTATAGGGTTATGAACCTTGACATTTCCGGCGTAACGGCGAATATGGTTAATGCGTTGCAATCAATTAATAATGGTTTAGGCAATAATGAAAGCGTAATAGCAGAAGGGTACTGGGATTATGGTAGTAAGCGAATTGATTACGCTGGTTAATGTAGAGTCTAACGAAATATTAGATGAGCAGTTGGAATATATCCAATACATTAACGCAGCCATTGACTGGCTAACTACTATTCTAGTTAGCATTAAAGACCGCGAAGTAGTTAAGAATACCGACATACCGAATTTGAAAGCGGTTCCGTCCGATTTCATGGGGTTCGTTCCTAAGAGTGGTTATCCTATCCGCATCATTAATGGAACATTTGAAACCTATGACGGGGAAACGGTCAATCAAGTGTTTTATAGCGTACGTAAAAATCACGTTGACGAAATGGACGATACTATTCCGTTTTCTGAATTCTTTCATCAGTATCTAGTGCAGCTTATATCTTTTATGGTTAAAAAGAAGTCGCTTATGACGGATTATGCTGCCTATGATAAACAATTCATTGACTACATAACGGAACAGATTAAGGCGGCAAGAGGTATAGCATAATGGGCGTTAAACAGGTGGCAACTACAAACGGGTTCCGGCTGGGCCTTGATTGGAGCAACCCGCCGGAAAATATCGACGTGCAAGCGCTAACACAGGCGCAACAATGCGAATTCGATAGAACAGATAATGCACTCCGTACTGTTCCGGGTATTCGTATATTGTATGATTTTGGCCTACCGGTAGAAACGCTATATCATGATGTGTACCGTAATAAGTGGTACTTTTCTAGTGGCCGAAATTTGTATGAAACAGATTTCAGTAGTAACAAACTATTAGGCACATTAAATGGTACCGAACGGCCAAAATATCATGCGTTTGGCGGTGATATTCTTATTGCCAGCGGTGATAAATTACAAGCCATTTCTGGTAGTGGTAAGTTATCCACTATTGAAAGTCCGGCATGTGATATAGTATCCAGCCATTCCGGCCGCGTACTGATTGCATCGACTCATTCGCATCGGTTGAATTGGTCAGCGGTTGGCGACTACAACGCATGGAACCATATCAGCAACGATGCATCAAGCGCGCAATATGTAGACGTTGGCTATAAAGACCAAGGCAGCATCATTGCGGTTGATTTCTTATCTAGGGCCATAATCGTATACAAAGAATACGGGCGCGTGTATCAAGTAATTGGCACGCCAGATGCACAGAATTTAACTGTATATCCATTATCCTCTACCGGTTATTGTAGTGGTGCAACGGTAAGCGTTGATGATCGTAGCTATTATTTAGGTAATCAAGGGTTCATGTCTTTCATGCCTACAAATACCTATGCAGAAATACAACCGTTTGAAACTGGCTTGAATATCAACTCTTATCTATTGAAGTACATTACAAAAGATTGCGAAGTATGGCATATATCCAGCCGTAAACAAATCTGGATTAAACCATATAATGGCGAAACGGTATTTATATATCACTACTTGCCACGATATGAGGACGGAAGGGGCGTTTTCACATCAAGAAAATTCACGCATGGTATCAATGCGGCGGTGAATGTAGACAAAGAAGTATACATCGCATACGGCAATAAAATTGGTATTCTTGATGAAACGATAGATACAGATGATGCGATACAAATTCAAACATCAATTATCAGCGGCAACAGACTGGCAACACGTCAATTTGTGTTGATTATGAACTATAACTTTGTAACGCATAATCTTATTCCCGGTCATGGTACTATTGGCATCTCAAATAAGAAGCCTAAGCCAATTAACTTTTCAAGCAAGGCAACAAAAACCTACTATGCGAATGAAAAGTTATACGCTGCCAAAACATTAATGAATGTTAATGAATACACGAAGGCGTATAAAATTGGCGGCGGTGCAAATCGTAATGTACAATTTAAAATCAATGTTCAAAAGGGCGCTATTTCGTTACGCCAGTTAGATTATACGTATGAAGAGGTTTAAACATGGCATATAAAGAAAAATACCCTTTGGATATAACGCCACAGGGCGATACTGTACAAGATAGTATTAAGAAAAACCGCGATGAATTATTGAACGTTGCGCAGCAAATGGAACTAAAAGCCGGCGGCGGTGGTGGTACTGGTGGCGGTGGTGGTACTGGTGGCCTACGTAATCGCGTATTAAGTGGCAAGGTAAGCAATGGGGAATTCTCATTCTTAACCGGTGATAACCTAAGCGTAATGATTGACGGCAGCCAAACGCCTGTATTGTTATCATTCGCCGACGGTTTCAACGATTACGGCGCGGTTGATTATACCCAAACGATTAACCGTAAGCAAAGCGCATGGAGTTTACCGGCCAACAATACATCGTATTTATACGTTGAGCGCTCCGCATCTGGCGGCCTAACCTATGGCAGTACAACGCTTGAACCAATGCGCCAGCCAAATGCACCAGCAGCGGCAACGGATAAAATGTACTACAATACCACAAACGAAAAAATGTATGTGTACACCGGAACGTATTGGAAAGAAATATTGCGCGTAGTGGTAGCGATTGCCGTTACAGATGCAACGCGTGTAAAGTCAATCAAGTATTATGATCCAAACGTAAACACCGCAACAGATGCCGTAATTGGCACGCGTACGGTTGACGGTAAAGCATATGCATTAACAGATATTCTTAATCAAATGGCGGAAGCTATTAAAAAGATTGCTGGTGATGCTAGTTTCACGAATAACCCAAGCCGTACACTTAAAACTATCACGGATACAGTAAACGGATTAAGTAGTGCATATTATCGCAAAACTGATACAGTAGCCAACGCAACGCACGCGGTTAGTGCAGATACGGCAACGCGGGCTAATTCAGCTGCAACGGCGGATAACGTTGCAACATGTGTTAAAAAGGCCGGCGATACTATGACGGGTACGTTAAAGGTTCCGGGCCTTTCCAATGAACCGATTGATTTAGATTATCTTGCTAACAACAAGGCGGGTTATAGTGGCTTCACATTTGGTGAATTAAATAACTACCGTATATGGGGTACTGCTTATTGGGGTATTGGCGCCATGTTCCCGTGGTATACAAGCCAAGACCGCGTGTTAGGCACTCAGTTATATTTTGCCAACAGTAACGCGGCCTTTATTCGTTTTGATACAAATACCAAGGGCATGAATGAATGGCAACGCATCGCAACGTTTGAAAATAACAATACGTTGACGTTCCCAAATGGCGCAAAGTTAAAGGTGGAATAATATGCCTAATCTAGTACTAGAATATAACGGCCAAATTTATCGGTTCGGATTAACTGCAAATGCAGCAGTAACGAACGGCCAAAACATTAAGGTTCCATTTAATGAAAGTGAATTATACGCACGCATCGGAAATGACAATACACCATTAAAGGTTATTAAAAACGGAAGCACGTATTCGGTGCAGTATAATCCGGTTGCTTTTAATAATATTTATGTAGATAGACCGGCAAGTGATCGTTCAGAATGGCGTGCCACAGTATTTTTCCCAAGTGGAAATTATCGTATCACAATAGACGGAAGCACGCGCGATAGTCGAGAAATACGAATTAATGATAATAGAAACATTGAAATAGTAATGAATATTATCGGTCAAGGGTATGGCAATCAGCGTTTAAAACTGACTATTAGCGGATATTATGATAGGCAAATACCAGCCGGAAGCAATCGCAATAAATTCAGTATAGAACGGATAGGGGATTAGTGATGCAACTTGAAAGCCTTGAAAGTATGATTAAAGACTATGAACGGCGCACGGGTGAACGTGTTAGTCTTGAAGGGTTTTATTTTGATGAAAATAATAACTACAAAGACAAATACAATTACTATTTCAAGTGGTTCCCTAATGCTGGGTTCTTATTCTGGACTATCAACGAACATGACGGCGAAAGATATTTTACTATCTGGCAAACATACGGCGATATGAAGGTAATAGGCAAGTATATCGTGGAAGTAATGAAAATGAATGATCTTGATGTAATTGTAACGGCAACACATCGAAGCGTACGCGGTTTCATTAAAAAGTGGAACATGGAACGCGTTCCATCTATGGACTATACCTATAATGGGTTTAATTACAAAGTGCTAAAGACGGTGCGAAAACACCTTGAAGCGACTTTGTAGAAAGGAAAAGCATGTTTAAATTTGACTTGCAATTATTTGGCGGCGGCGGTAAAAAGTCGAAGGTAAGCAGCATTGATGCCAAACTACCTACGGCAACGGCCGACGAAAAGCAACTATTACAAGGCCAAATGGATTGGATTAACAACACCAATCGAAGCGCCAACACCTTGCAAGGTATGGGCGATGCGGCATTAAACAACGTGATAACGCCAGAATACGGCAATATGTATAATTCGTATTTAGGCGCTAACCGTGGTAATCAAAATGCAATAGGGGCGTTACAGAATATGGTAACAACTGCCGGCGCCAAGAATGTAACGGATAACACGCGGTATGCAAATCAGTTAGCGGCAAGCGTTGATACTATGAACAACGGCGCAAGCCAACTGGCTAACGAATATAATGGCGCATTGCTACAAAATCAAAACGCAATGGATAGTATCACAAACGGCCAACTACCAACAGGCTATGCGGATGCTAGACGGCAAGCGTTAAACAATGATTTACAGGCAACAGTAGGCAATGCAGTTTCTGGCCTAGCAAGTCGCGGTATTGTGAATTCATCTATTACAGATAATGCATTAAATGATATTAGCAAGAACGCATCTAATACACTTGCGGCACAATATTCAAATGATTTAGGCCAAGCGGCTGCACTTAATACGCAAGCGCTTAATAATAATTTAAGCGGTATCGGTGCGAAAATGGGGTTATGGGGTAATACCTACAACAACAATCAAAACGGTATTATCAATCAAGCAAATCTAATGAACCAAGGTTATGCAAATCAGATGAATAACGCCGGCACCGCAGCTGGTTTAGTAGGTCAACGCGAAGGGTTAGCGCAAAACCCTATTAATACAGGCGCAACAACACAAAGCGCGGCAATTCAACCGGCCAAAGATTACTACTCTATGAGCCAGTTAAATAACGCGGATCAAGAAGATTTACTTAACAGATTTATGTCATTACGCTATGGACTAGCACAACCAGCACAAACAATGGTTAAGCAAGGTTCTGGCGGTTTCTTTGGAGGACTTATGAAAGGTTTTTGTTTTGTAGCGGGTACTGAAATTGCAACACCAGAAGGAGGCAAGGTTATTGAAACATTTGTAAATGGTGATACTGTTATTACGTTGGGTGCGGTTAATGATGTGATTGCATTGCATGATATGGGCGAAAAAGAAACACATCGCCTTGAAACTGTATCCTTTGGCGTAACAACCACAGGCACGGAAAAGGTATTGACTCCGGAAGGTTTAAAATTAGTTAGTGAATTGGTAGTTGGCGAAGTTATTATGACGGTTAATGCTTATGAACCGGTTACATTAAGCGAAGCAACTGGCAATACTGAACACGTATACGAATTGCAATGTACTGGCGATAATTTATTCTATGCTAACGGCATTATGGCGGAAGGCATCAATGAAGATGAATTGAAAGCTATTGCAGATGCAGCGGAAGAAACACCGGAAGAAAAACCGGCCAAAAAAACAACTAAAAAATCCAGCAAGAAAGATGAACCAGTAGAGGAAGCAACCGAAGAAGTAGAGAAAGTAGAGGAATAACACAATGGGCGTTATCTACGTTAAAGACTTTGAACCATGGGCGGCGTTGGGTGAATTAGCCGGTCAATATTTCTCTCACCGTTTAGGGGCATTGCAAAATAATAAAATGGCTAAAGGCTATCAAGCTATGTTAGGCGGTGGCGGTGGTGGTGCTGGCGGCGAACAAGACCCGAACGCGCTACAAGTTATGGATAATAATAACCGCATGGCTGGAATGGGTATGCAACAACCTAATAGCGCCGGCCAAATTAATCAGTTATTATCTAATTCCAATAACACATTTGCCAATAACTTGATGCAAAAGAATAATATCGGATTATGGGGCGGTCAAAATCCAGCTGCACCAGCACAACCGATGCAAGCTAATACAGATGCACCAAGTAATCCGGTTACGGATCAGCGTTTTAACGCTTATATGAATGAGCCAAGTCCTACATTACAAAAGCAGTTGCAAGCACAGGCAGCACAGGCACCACAAATGCCAGCGGCGCCAGCACAACCGCAACAAAACACGGGGTTATGGAATTTTCAAAATCTAAATAATACTGGTATTAATACAGGGGTACCGCAATCATACCAAGAAATGATGCAACAAAGACAAAACGCACCTTTTCATGGGGCGCCCAATTCGGCCGTAAATGGTAACGCCGAAGCGGATAAAGCGCCTGGCCAATACTCTATACCAGATAAAGCAAGCGTAACAAGTGAAGCACGTAAACAACTAGGGGCCAATACGTTGGCCCTAGTTAAAGCCGGTTTTGATTTTAAGACCGCGCAAGGTTTAGCCAGCGAACAATATCAAACTGACGTTAATAATATGTACATGCAGCAAGTCAACGAATATCAAGAAAAAGTGCTTGAACCAATGCGCCAGCAAATCATGAACAATCTTGTATTTACACAGGATAAAGACGGCAACCCGGTTGTAGATACCTATAACACAAAACGGGTTAAAGGGTTGGCGCCAGCCGTTGCAAGATACAATTATCTAGCCGGTAAAGTTGGCGCTGGTACTATTGACATGAATAACTTGAATTCTATTGCGGCACTTGATAAACCGGATTACAAATTTAGTAGTGCGCAAAACGGCCATATTGTACGTTACAACATGGGCGACGGTACTATTCAAGATATGGGCGGTTATGGCAAGGTTGAAACAAAACAATTTGCGAACGGTCAAGTTATTGTTATGACGCCAGACGGCCAAATGAAAAACATCGGAAACTTTGGTGCGAAAAACATTAAAGTTATGCCGGACGGTAAAACGTATATTGTTGGTACAGACGGCAGCATGAAATATGTAGGTACGCACGTTAAACCGGCAACGGCTACACAATCCGGCACTAGCGGATATAATGCGCAAGTATTACGTACGTTATCCGCGCAGCATACCGCATGGGTTAAAGCTAACCCAGATAAAGCGGAAACCGAAAGCCCTTACTACGGGCAATTACAAAGCGCGTTAAGTGGTGCGCCTACTGCTGGCGGTGGTGGTACTGGAACGCCAACAGTTAAACGGCAACCGACTTATTCAAGCGAAGAACAAGCAGCGATTTCCAAGCGAATGAATGAACTTTCAGCGCAAGGCTGGAGCGATGATCAGATTGCGGCGGAACTTGATGCGGCCGGATACGGTCAATATAAATCGTGGTTAAAGTTTTATTAAATATAAAGGGGTAGACTATGGGTGCGTTTGATGATATTACAAGCCAATACGGAAAGGCAGCTGGAAACGGTAACGCCTTTGAAGATATAACAACCGAATACGGTTATGATGTAGGCAACGCGCCCAAGCCTACATTTTGGGATAGCGTTAAAAATAATGCCGAATATGTTGCTAATGGCGTTAAAAACAATATTGAATGGATTGATAAAACCGGCAAAGAAATTAACGACAATGTAGGCAATACCTTAACGGCGTGGAAAGATGATGTAGTAAAGAAATCAAACAATCTAGGTAATGAGTATTCTAAAAGTGCTGCCAATGCGATTGATGCTAATGGCGATAATTTTTCTAAATTTGATGATAATGGGGAGTTTATCGACGAATATGCTACACCGGGGTTAGGTAAAGCGCACGTAGAAACATATAACGCTGCCGTTGGTAAACCGGCCGGATATCTTGCAATTACTCCGTATGTTCCACCACCGGTGCGAATAGCTGCCGGCGTCCTTGCTGCTCCTACGATTGCAAGTGATACGGTTGATATGTATAACGCCAATGCAACCGCAGAAAACGACGGAACGGCACCAGACGGATTTTTAGGGAATAAATATGTCGCTACGGCTAAAAATCTTTTAGTAGACCCGGTGGCCGAGCCAGTAGAACGCTTAATTGACGACCCGGGGGAATTTGCTAAAAATATAGCCATGAACCCTACTAACTTATGGGGCGATGTATTTTTACCGGCTGCCATGATACATGGGGCAACACCTAAAAAGGTAAGCGGCGCAATCGGTGAACGTGTAGGGCGTGCAGCGGAACACATCAAAGAAAAGGCATCTAACGCCTTTGAAGATATTGGCGAACGTTTCACAAAAGATGCGCCAAAACTTGAAGAGGGCGTTATGTATAATGCATTTGATGATGTACCAGTACCGGAAGAACCGGCAAATACTGTAGAACCGCGCGAATATTCCGAAGGCGGTTTAAGCGGTCAACCTATGGAAGGTGAAACCGGTAATATCCAAGCGGATATATATAACCGATATCGTCAGAATGGTTTAAGCGACGTTGAAGCGGCTGCCATGACTGGTAATATCGGCGCCGAAAGTAGTTTTAGCACGACTGTTACAAGTGGCGACGGCTACGGTTCCCGTGGTTTGGTTCAATTTACTGGTGATAGATTGAACGGCGAAAAAGGTTTATTGAAATTTGCGGAAAATCGCGGGTTAGATCCGTGGGATTGGAGAACGCAAGTTGATTTCAGCGTATGGGAATTGCATAATACTGAAAGCGCTGCACTTGAAGCGATGCGCGCGCGCCCAGATGCAACACCGGAAGAAATGGCCGTTATCATACGAAAAAATTACGAAAGACCAGACCCGGCAGTTGCACATGATGATGTGCGGGCGCAAATTGCTAAAGAAACATTCGACGGCAACTATGGTAAATATGAAAATAGGCCACGTGATAATACAACGTTTAAAGATAATACGCTAGACCCTAATTATCGAAGCTATGAACAACCATTCAAAGATGAGTTTATAGAAAACGAAAAAACGGTAAACGGTGAAGAACCACATACCGATTTAAACAGTTTTGTAGAAAATGCCGATAAAAAACAGGTTAAAAACGAAGATTTAGGTATAAACTATCAAGGCGAAGGCGAAACGGCCCGTACAGGCGAAATAAATGAACTTCAACCGAAAGACCGCATAAATACTGACTTTGTAGAGGGTGGAAAACCTAAATTTGAAGAAAAAGCACTTGAAAATGATGCAAGTACTCAATTTAGGTATGAAGAAGATGCACCAAACGAAAGTTTACGAAATGCACTTGACGATTTACCGCCAAAAGCAAAAGAAACTATCATAAACGAATTAAAAAATGATGCATCTGAACCACGATATACCGAATTAGAAAATAAAGTAAATTCTAATACGGAAATATTGAAAGATTTAAACAAGGCAACAAAGCCAGATATTCCAAAAACGGAACTTGATGCGGTTAAGGTTCGATTATCTGAAAGCCTAGACGTACCAGTTGAACGATTGAACAACGAATACATGGAAACGGTTCGCCGTGATCGTGCTGCCGAACTAATTGCAGATGCGCAAGAATTGAAGTTGATGCAAGCGGAACCGGCAGAAGGTGGCGTGAGCAAATACGCGCAGCAACCTAGCCAGCTATTAGACAATGCAACGCATGAACAAGTACACGAAGCTATGGTGAAAGCCTTTGACGGCAACGAAGCAATAGCAAATCGTTATTTAGAAAGTAAAGGCGTTAGACCTACGGAACCGCTACAATATAGCGCTAAAGGTAATGAAACGCCACATACTGGCATTGATGAAGTAGGGCGGTTAGGCCGAAGCGTAACACGTAGGGAAATATTAGATGCGGTTAATAACCTATTTAATCAACGTGTTAAAAGTGGCCGTTTGGGTCGTGATAATGTACGCGGCTGGTATAACACTAAAACAGATGTAATTCGTAGCGGTAATTATGGTGAAATTCCAGTTATCATGCATGAATTGGGGCATTATGTAGATAATTATTTCGGTTTCAGTAAAGATGCACGGTTCAATACTGAATTTAACGGCGTTATTCAAGACCGGTTCGGTAAAGCATACAATAAGTTAGGCATGGACGGAATACGCGGCGAAGGTTACGCAGAATTTTTCAAAGATTATGTAAGTGATCGTGCGAAAGCAAAACGTGAATTTCCAGAATTTTATAATCACTTTACGGAAGCGATTAAGAATGAACCAGAATTAAACGGTATAACCAATAAATTATCGCAGCTGGTTCATGAATGGCACCGTCAAGGCGGGGCGGAACGTATCAAGGGCAGTATTTCTTTTGAAAGCAAGGGAAAAGTTAGCCAAGCCATTGATGCGGTTAAGCGTGGCGAAACTAAAGACGTAATCAAAAAAGCATTAAATGATGTATACACTAAAGCCGTTGATGAATTGAACCCGTTGAAGGATTTAGTTGAGGAAGTCGAACGCCAAACAGGCGAAAAGATTGCCTTTGATGATAATCCATATATGCAAGCGTGGTTAGCGCGTGGCTGGGTTGGTAAAGCTGAAACGCTTATTGAACACGGCGCACCGGAACATGGTATAAAATCACTCAAAGATATTTTGAAAGGTATAGGCGAAAAGGAACATAAGGAATTCTCCGCATATCTTGTAGCCTTGCACGATTTAGACTTGCACAAGAACAAACAAAAAGCAACGTTTGATTATACCGAAGATGCTGCCGTTTTAGGTAAGCACGCCGGAAATGAACGTTTTCAAAAGGCGGCAGTTGCAATATATAAATATCAAGATTACATGTTGCAAATGTTAGTTAAAGAAGGCATGTTGACGGCTAAGGCATATCATACAATGCGCAAAATGTACCCGCATTACATTCCATTTTTCCGCGACATGTCAGATGCTGGCATGCAATCGTTCTTATCTGGCGGAAAGGGTTTTATTGATGTATCTAGTCCGGTAAAACGTTTTAAAGGCAGTACGCGCGATATTATAGATCCATTGGAAAGTATCGTAAAGAATACGTTCCAATTCTATAACGCAGTAGAACGTAATCACGTTGGGCGTACATTTGCAAAACTTGCCGATAAAAACGGCGTAGGGCAAATAGTGGAACGTGTAAACGGCAACAAAGCGGCAACAGATAATACATTTAATGTTTGGGAAAACGGCGAAAAAGTAACGTATGAAACAACGCCGGAACTTATTCAAACGATGCGCATGTTAGATAAAGACCAATCAAACATGGTTGCAAAAATCTTATCATATCCGGCCAACTGGTTACGCGCTGGTGCTACATTATCACCAGAATTTATCTTGCGGAACCCTGTACGCGATATGATAGGCGCATCTATTTATTCAAAACATGGTTTTATTCCTGTAGTCGATACTTTTAAAGGACTATCACTATTCATTAAAAAAGGTGAATTATACTGGGAATATATGAAGTCCGGTGCCGCACATGCGGCAATGGTTTCGTTAGACCGCGACTATTTAGGCGGCCAATTACGCGATATTATGAGTCGTGAAAGTAAGGTTACTAAGTTAATTAAAAACCCTATTGAAGTATTACGCGCCATGAGTGAAGCAACAGAAATGGCAACACGATTGGCGGAATTCGATAACGCACGAAAGGGTTATACTGGGGTAGGTAATCGTCTATTCGGTAAAGATAGAAATCCTTTAACTGCAAGAGAAGCGGCACTTGAAAGCCGTGATATAACGTTAGATTTCAGCCGTAGGGGTTCGCATACTAAAAAGGCAAATCAAGTAATAGCCTTTTTTAACGCAACAATTCAAGGCGCCGACAAAATGGCCCGTGCTTTTAAAGAAGACCCGCGCGGTATGACTGTTAAAACCATGCTATATATTACGTTGCCAAGTGTTTTATTATGGTACATGAATAAAGATGATGAACGATACCAAGAGTTGCCACAATGGGAAAAAGATACGTTCTGGATTATTCCGGGCAAAGAAAACATGTATCGGGTTCCTAAGCCGTTTGAAGCTGGCGTGTTATTTGGTACATCGTTTGAACGTATGTTACAGTATTTCGACGACAATAAAAACAACCGTAAAAGCGTAGGTTTTAAGGGGTTCGGTGATAGAGTAATAGATAGCCTTGCACCTAGTTTTATGCCTACGGCTATGATACCGGTTGTTGAAGCTATGACGAATTACTCTTTATTCAGACAACGTAATATTATTCCACAATCACAAGAAAATTTACCGGCACGCCTACAGTACGGCGCTAATACAAGCGAAGTTGCAAAATTCGTAGGCGATAAAATCAACGTTTCACCGTATATTGTAGATAATACAATAAGAGGGTACGGCGGCGGCCTTGCTGGTTTAGGTTTAAGCGGTATTGATGCGGCTACTGGTGCAAAAGAAAACAATGCATCTAAAAAATGGTACGAAGCGCCGGGGTTAAGAGGGTTCACGGCGGCGCCTTATCAATCATCGAATAGCGTACAACGTGTTTATGATGATTATAAGGAACAAGAAAAGTTGCATAACGCGTTCAAGCTAACAGGGCAACGGCCAGACGGATACGATGCCAAAGAATTCGCAAAACTCAAAAATGCAAGTGATAGCCTAAAAGGTTTAAACAAAGCATCTAAAGCGATCATTAATAATGAACGTATGAGCGGCGAACAAAAGAGGGAACAATTAGACAAAATCAATATGAGAAAAGCCAATATAGCGCGCAGCGTTTATGGTTTAGGTAAGGTTAAATAAGGGGCGCATAATGGAGTTTATTTTGAAGTTTTTTGTTGAGGGTTGGAACTCTTTAACAGATAGTTTTGTATTGAAAGCAATATTAAGCGGTGCGGCAGCCGTTGCTATATGGGTAATTGGAATTAAA